ACAGAGGAGAGAGGGGGCGTAAAAGCTACTAGTAGTATCGAGGAGCCGGAACAACCCCATTCCCTCCCCCATACCCCATCGGAGGATTCGCATGAAATACAGCTGGCAAGTAGACTTGGGAGATCGCCACAGCCACCAAGTGATCACGCTGGACTTCTCAGAAGTCCACATCACTCAGTTGCACGATCTCCAGACCGAGGATTTCGCCCTGGTAATCGATCAATACCTGAAGCGCCGGGGGATCAATGTCACAGCGGCCATAGTGAGAGTAGAGCAATCGCAGTTTCGCGATCTGGATCACCTGAAGTAGTTGCCGGTAATCCCGAGAGCACTGACGCATTTGAAGTTTTCTGTTTCGTCATGCACGGCTGCGGGCGCCCGGTCGCCGTGAAATGCGTACGTGAGTGCCGTGCTGAATTCTTCAAATATCCCCCCACAACCCAACAGCGCATCATCGAAGACGCCAACCTACGATTCAAAGGGGATAACCCCCGCTTTATAACGGCCCCTCTGAAATACCTGTGCAGCGAGATCTGGGATACAGAGCCCATTACGCGACCGCTGTTTTCGCCCCCTGCCAGCACTGCTCAGCAACAGCGCGACGATGCCCTACGCAGGTTGATGGATCGTGCCAGAGCCCGTGACCAGGAATTTGGAGACCTGCGATGAAACTCACACGGGAACATGTCACAAGGGCCATTGCAAAGATGAGCCAGAGCCGTATTCCGTATTTCCCGACCGGCGATCTCGGCCTTGAGATGGTGCAGCGCTCGATAGAGCAGTTTGTTAGTACGGCAGAGCAGCTCGAATGGCTGACCAACGTAGCTTGTAATACGATCCGGGCCTGGTCTCTGCCGGAATTGCGGGGTATATTCTGTTCGCGCTTCCCACCGGCGGATGGCATCTGGGCCTCAGCCGAAACACCCGGCTTCACCCCTGACGAAGCTATGGCCGCATCGGAACGTGCGTATCTAGAACGGGAATCGAAGGACTACGAACGCAAACTCTTAGCGTGGAAGGAAGAAGCGAAACTGCTCGGACCGGGAGAGCCGGAGCCATTCGAGCTTCCCCCAGCCGCGGTAAAGATGCTGCCTGCGCCTCCGCCGGCGGTCCCTGAGCCATCGAAGCCGACCATTACGTTGCGCGAGGCCGAAGAACAACTCGAGCAGCAGCTGGCACGAAGTTTGCGGCGATCCGCGGACGAAGCAGCGCGTCTGATTGCCGAGTTGGAACAGCAACTTGAAAGTAAAAAAAAAGTGACTGAGCCGGAAGCGAAATGGGTCAACTGAAGTCGTCCATCAAACCCCAACGCCATCGCGAGTACGAGCAGGAGCAGCGGCGGATCTTCTGGCGCAAACTGACCGTGCGCTGTATATTGGCCGATGTGAAGCACGGCAAGCCCGTTGATCCCGACCTGGTCGAATGGGCCAAAGCTCAGAAATGGTAATCCCGATAAACGCCAAACGCGAACTGACGTACGAGCAGTACCGAGCCCTCCAACGCCAGCTCCTCCACGCCAAGCTGGTGGCCGGCGAACTGAAACGGGCCAACCGGCTGACGCGGCCGTCCGAGTGCGTGATCTGCTCCGCGCCGATCCGGCCAGGCGAGCCGTTCCACGATGCCGGCTACCGCAACCGTGCCCATCAGCTCTGCCTAAAAACCCTCCTTTGAACGGCGACGACTCCGAGAAACTAAGCCGGTTCCTCCGTCTGCAGTCCGTTGCCAGCTTTGCCGGCGCCCCGCTGAAACGTGCCGGCGTGCGGATCAAACGATACTGCCGCCTTTGCATGCTCGATATCGAACCGGGGCAGTGGTATCTCGAGCGAAGCGACACGTTATGCGCTCACAATAGCTGCGCCAAAGCGCCCGTGAACGAACAGAAATAAGCCAAGACGCAATCCTCCTGAGGTGTGCGTGGTTTGGACTCATCGGACCAACGATGCGTTCTAGGGGTGTTTCTGTGCGATTACGAGGGGCTGTAGGAGCGGGGAATCAGGCGGGGAAAGAGGAGGGGAAAAGCGATAAATCCTTCTGATTGAGTACTAATTTGCCATAGACGACGAGTGAACACACTTGTCACGATAGGAGTCATGCGACTCCTTATTTCGGCAATTTTACTGGCCGCCGCTGCCTTCGCGCAGCAAGCGCCACGCCTTTATTCCAATGATGGCAAAGGCGTATTCCTCGGCAACCTGTCGTCCAACCCAATCGATCCGTATTCGACGTCGAATCCGATCGGCATCTACGGCAGCAAGATCAGTCCGCTATCGATCAACAACCCTATCGGCATCTATGGCAGCGCAATCTCGCCATACAGCGCCAATAATCCGTTAGCCACATCCGCGCCGATCATCGTTGCGCCGCGTTCGACGTACCCCACGTATTCCACACCATCGTGGTCGCCGTTGCCGTCTCTCAGTACGAAGTGTTGCTCTGACTGGTCCTGGTAAATGCGAATTGTTCTGCGGATACTCGAGTACATCTGGTATCCGCTGTTCCTGACTGGCTGTCTCTATCTCGCGAACCGGGCGGGCTTGTTCGATAACCGCGCTGTCTTGGGTGCGCTGATCCTGGCCTATTCCCTGTGGAAACTGTCAGAACTCATCGTGAGTCAGGAGTGGTCCAGGCAAGTCTATCTTGCGGTGAGTTTCTGCTGGATGGTGACCTACTTTGCATGGTGTATCTTCGACCCCTCGCCACGGTCCGACGCACAGATCAAGAGCATTGTCTGGTATGCCATGACACCACTGTTGATAGGCGTGAAGCATTGTCTCGTCAACGAGCGGAAGAAACCTTAGCGGGTGCGCTGTACTGCAGAGAGGCGGGAGTTGTGATCTGCGCTCCTCCCGCAGCCCCCAGGATCTTCCGCAGGTAGAACTCAGCTCCTCCTATATTTCCATCTGCAATCGCATCGGCTAATCGCTGCTTCGTGACCGCACTGACCGTTCTCCAGCCGGGGCTCTTTCTGGCTGTTTGGTACATGTCCGTAAGCTTCGTTCCGATTAGAGTGCCGGCGACGGCGCCGGTTGGCCCGCCGATCGTATTGCCGATCGCCGTTCCCGCTAATCCGCCGATCACATTACCGATACCCTTGAGTAGTCCGCGCTCCTGACCGACTCGCCTCTGCATTGTTTCATCGACTACGTTTTCGGTGTTTCTCCAGAAATGATATTGCTCGTTCGCTTGCTCGACATGTGGATATCGTGGGTTGATCTGGCCCCGGGCCGCGTTGCCAATGGCTTCATGAATGCGGGTGAGACTTTGCTCTGCGAGCGGTCTGCCCCCAAACGCGCCACCCTGAGCGGCAATCATGTCGGCAAATTCCCGTGTCTGGCGCAGATCGCCCACTGTAACCTCGAGCGCCCCCGTCTGCGGATTTGGATGGGCAATGTCCGTCAGCACCTGTCGCCAATGGTTGGCGTGATGCACCATCGTATCCGCGGCCGGTCCCAGGTTCGTGCCGCGTATGACGGCCGGCGCTACATAAGCATCGATAGCCTGCATCAGAGGAGCGACTTGGAGTGGCGTGTCTTGGGGAATCGTTGCCCATGCGTCGTTAACCGCCTGACCCCAGTGGGCCACCTCGTTCTGCGCTCTTTCGAGCAACCCTTCCATACTGCCGGCAGTCACCCGCCGCTCGAGCAGACCGGGAATCGTTTCGGTGCGGGCTATAAACTTCGTATCCCTTCGAGTGGGATTGAGAACCTTGCCGTACAGCTCCTCTGCCTTGCGGCCCAGTCTGCCGGCATACGCCGGCGCGGCTGCGGCTGCTGCACCAAGTGCTGCCGTTGTTCCGGCGCCCATCAGGGCAGCATCTTTCATCGCCTCGACGTTGCCGCCCGTCTGCACGCCAGCCACGCCACCAGCTGCGGCCCCCTCGAGTCCTGCGCGTGCCGCTAAGTTGAGAGCCCCAGCGCCACGCATCCCGGCGGTTGCGGCTTCGACGCCTCGCGCTGCTCTGCCTACTGCGCCTGCAGGGATGAAGAACTCGGCCATCTTCTCCGCACCATAGCCGAGTTGCCCAGCCATGCTCGATGGAGGTGTGGTCAACGCCCGCACCTCTGGCTTGTCGAGTTTGTTCTCCATGCCAAGTTTGGCGGCCCATTCCGGTCCCACCACGGCTTCCGTTCCACGGCGTACGAGGTCCCCCCCGTGAAAGATGCCGGAAAGTACGCCTGCGCCCAGGCCCTGCAGCACGTCGGTGCCGAAGCGACTGACCATATCCGTCATGTTCGATTGCGGCTGCTGCGGCGCTGCTTGAGGGCCCTTCAGGGCTTTAGCGATATCCGCATCCGTGAAGTCATCGGGGAACTCGTGCACTGCCCCTTCATACTCGATTCGCTTGGGCATCAGTTTAACCTCACGGGATTGCCGTTGGCGTCTTTACCCCAGCGGATCACTGGCTTTTCGCTCCCACTTCCCTTTGTCGCGGTCGCACTAGACGTTGTTGAAGGCTCCCCTTCCCCGTAGGTTTGCGTATACGCCTTCCCGGATTCCCGGCGCATCGAATTGAGGAGCAGTTCGCGAGCTTCCTTCTTACGCTTTCTGGTTGCCGGATCTTCGTTGGGTTGCGGAAAGAATGTCTTTTCGGAGTACTCAAATTCGCTTGGGCCGATAACCGCCCCCGACTCTTTGCGGAGACGCGCTTCAGTAAACTGCCGCAGCGCTTGGTGGTAAAGCTGGCCTTCTTTGGTTTGCGCCCAGTCCGGTGCACTTTTTAACCGGATCTGCCCCATGGTGGAAAGCTTGGACAACGAATCCTCAACCGTGCCCAGGGCTTCCTCAGCGTTCTTCATGCGCTCGTAGAAGCCGAGGGTTTTTCTCTCGCCCTCCGTAGCAGGCTTTTGTCCGGCTGCGGCTGCGGCGGCCGCTGCTCGAGCATCAGCCAACTCCTGCGCCATCCGAACCCGTTGTGCTTCTACATCGGCTGGCAGGAGTTGTGGCTGCACTCCGGCCTTTTTAAAGTCTTCGTAGGCCGCTATCTCGGTAGCTCCGTTTGTAGGCGCCTTTTTAGCCTCGCGCCATGCCGGCAGGTAGACGTTCTTGAAGTAGGCAAGCTCGCCTGTTGGCGGTTCCGTGCCCGCTGCCTTGTTTTGCGCCGTGGTGACTTCCGGCAGAAGCTTCGCAACCTCAAGCCTGTACTTCTCGGTATCGCGTATTTCCTTATCCCTGGCAAACTGGCGTGCCTGCAGTTCCTTCCCTCCGTAGGCTTCCGCATACTTCGCCTGCTCTTCAAGTGCAGTAGGTGGACGATCTACCGGTAGACCGCCTCCAACGTTTGTATCCCACCAATCCTGCTGCTGATCCTGCGGCAATGCGGTGACGGCGGCATACGTGTTCGCTTCCCGCTTTGAACGTTCCCCTTGAAGGTCTAGGGCAGCCTTCGCCTGTTGGCTCGCTGCGCTCTGCATCAGCCTGCGATCTGTATCGAGCTTGATGGCGGTCGCGGGATCAACAGCGGCTATGTCCTGGAAGGACGGATTGGGATTCTTCGCGAACAGCTCGCGTATGGTCATCGCCCGCTGGCGGTCTTCCTGCTCGTACTGCGCTTTACGGGCGTGCTCCTGCATCGCTTGTTGCTGCAATTGGTATTGCTGCTCCCGGATGCGCCGTTGGTCCATCAGGTCGCGGAGGGTCAGCAGCTTCTTGCGATCCTCGACCGGATCGGGCCACTGCGGCCGCCAGGTCGATTTGAGGAGTACTGAGGGGTCCATGGTGTTTTACTCCGATTCGCTTTAGCGCTAGACAGAGAGTCCTCTCACCCCGTAAGGATTTTGCTGCGCCCACGGGTCGCCGAACGGATTCTGCGGCATGTTATATCCGCCCCCGCCAGTCCCCAGGCCGGGGTAAGACCCGGGAGTTGTTCCCCGCTTCGCGAACGGATTCGAGCTGATCAGGTCGCCTAGCGATGTAGCCGCCCCGCTCCACATATCCCCCGTGATCCCGCTCGCGGCGAGGATGGAATTGGCTGTAGACTGATCGCCGCCGAGCCGTAGTTTTTGCGCCAGGTCCGCGTACTTCATGGCAACGTTGCCCTGCCCCGTCGCGGAGTCGATTCCATACCCCCCCTGGAGTTGTGCCGCGGTGTTGCGCCATCCGCCAGCGGTCTGCTGGGCACCGATGAGGTTCTGGCCTGCAGCACCCGACGCACCATATCCGGCGTTGGCGAGTCCCGTGAGCGTACTCAGCCGTTGCTGCCTGCCGGTCTGGTTCGTCTTGAAGGCGTCCAGGCTTCGCTGGAAGGCATTCTGGTATTCCTGGCTTGCGGTATCCTGCCCGTACCGCGTCAGGGCTCTTAAGGTTCCGCCGGTCTGCCCGATGCCTCGAGCCGCCGCGCTTCGCTCGATGGCCTTCTGCCCTTCCGCCATACGAAAGGCATATCCGGGGTCCATCTCGAGCCCCTGCCCCGTGAAGCGCTCTTCCGGGGCCTGCGCGAGGCTGCTCAGAGTTGTAAGCGCATTGCCGCCGGCGTCGATGTACGGGTTGAGGTATTCGTTAGCTGTCCGCCCCGCTCCGATCAGGTCATCTCCCGAGCGGTTGTAGACGTCCCCGACATATCCCTGCGCCTTCTGGTAGGCGTCGGCGATTCCGGGGTTGATCGTTTCCGGCATCAGTAGCGCGTTCTGCGCTTCGCGATTGGCGGCATCGGTCAGTATGGTTCCTGCGCGCTTGACGCCGCCCCTTGCCTGCGACCCGCCGATAATGTTGCCTAAGAGCTTGGTTCCCGTCCCGATAACTTGTGCCCAACCGCCCATAATTCCTCCTTCGCGCTAAAGCGAAAACTACAGATGTAGTAATACGTTAATGCTATTGCCGCAAATACGGCATCAGGTCAACGTGCTTCGGTTCCCCCGCCGTAACGCTGGCGCCCGTCAATGTATGGTTGTGCGCCGTGCCTGCGCTCGAGGTGGTCGGCGGAATATCAGTCGTGTGCTTGTGGCCGCTGCGGGTTGCCAGGTAGATGCTGGCAGGCGCGTAGTCCACTTCGAGCCCCCCGGTATCCTGTGCGCCACTCTGGCAAGGCCCCGGATCGACGGTGTGCGTGTGACCCGATTCGTTATCTGTCGTCCCCGAGATCGTTCCGCCAGTGGCGGGCACCACCGTCGGCGAGTACGCGGCCGCGCCTTTGGCATAGGCCGTAATCAGGTTCGGGGTGGTGATCGCGGACGTGGTCGCGTTCCCCAACGTCCGAAACGTAGAGGTGCCGTTGCACAGTGCCCAGCCGGTGCCGGGGTCTGCCGTGAACCACGCAATCTCGCCGCTCGCCCGATCCCCCGGCGCGTATTGCCAGGTGCTGCCGGTCCATCTCCAGGTGTGCGCGTAGTCCGCCGCGTAGAACAAGAAGCCGGTATCGTAAACGCTGAGATCCGTGGGCTTGTCCGTTACGGCGAGTCCCCGCATCGTGCCAGCCACATATACCCATTGCGGTTCGTCGCTGATAATCCTTACCTGATACAAGACCGTCCGGTCCGTCTCGTAAAACCATGTTCCGGGGCGGTATTGCGCGGGGTCGTTCTTGTCGTCGATCCGGTCCGCGTGCGTTCCCTCGAGATAGATCCGGGTGCCGATGTTCAGAATCCACTGAAACAAGCTGACCCACGGCACCGTTAATAGCCGGCGCTCGTCCACTACTTCGTTCTGCAACGGGAGCGGGATCGGGAGCGGGGAGATCTGGTCTGTCGCCGCGGAAAACCGCTCGGCGCGGGTCATCCCGCCGAAACGTTTCAACGTGCCACCGTCGCTGCGGCCTGTGGGGGATCGGCCAGGTGCAGATAGCCTTCGATGATTCCCTGCGACCCGGTCAGTGAGTCAAGCAGATATAGCTCGTACATCCGGTCCCGCGCCCTGCCTAATCGGCGGTACTTGATCTCGTGCTTAAACGGCGCGACAGTTCGTTCCTGCGACCACGTCGTGTTGTCGTCGTACAGATACCGCATTGTCACAGCACTACTGCCGCTCGTCAGTAAGCGCAAGTAGTGATGAAACAGCCACTGCTGGTCCGCCTGCGTATAAGGCGCGGCGCGATACCGGCGGATGCGGTTCCCGTCGTCTCCGTAGATGTGTAGTCCCTGTTCGTAAATCCGGGTGTGATCGGCATCCGGGAAGGGTGCCTCGGAAGTTCTCGCTACCAGGTGTTTGTTGAAGCAGAAGGCATGGAACGAAGCCCCTCTCCAGTGCTCCCAGTGATCCGCGTTCCACCGTGCCCGTTCGTGCCACATGTTTGTGCTCAGGTTATAGACCAGGCACGCCTTAGCCTTCGGGAAGCTCAGCACATAGAACGTGTGCCCGTTCTCGACGTATCCCGAACCCGTGATGCATTGATCCGTTCCCAGGTCCAGGTAGGTCTTGATCAGGTGCTCGATCGCCTGGTTGGATATCCGGACCGGCGTGTAGCCCTCAGTCCGGAACACCTGTCCATAGCCGTGCTCGTTCATTCCCAACCAGTACAACTTCCTGTCTATCCTGGTGACACTCCACGGGGCCATCGTGCCCTGGTCGATCGTCGCACCGTCGATCGGGGCGAACGGAAAGTCGGCGTTCCCTGAGTCGTACCAGACGCTGATCGAGCGCTGCCCGAACAACCACAGGTGCCCTTCATGCGCTTCTAACCGGACCTTGCGGTCTGGCGGCCCCTGCGATTGGGCGATGTCGAGCGGGTCCCAAGTCAGTCCGTCCGTTGAGAGCTGGATGGTCTGCCCGTCGGTGTGCAGGATGATGTAATAACCGTCCAAGTACACAACCGAGATCGCGCCATCGTACGTCTTGTGGCTAACGCCGCCGGTCGCATACCAGATCTGGTCTCCGGATGCGATGAGTATCTCGTTCCCCCCGCCCGCAAACTGTACCGGAGTCGCAGCACTAAGCACACCTCCGGTGATTGCTGTAGCTGCTCCGCTCGAGAAAATCTCGAATAACCCGCCCTGCGCTACCGCAAACAAGCGATTATCCCCCGCCCACAACCCGCGGATCGGCGGGTTGGTCAATGTCGTAAACGTCGTCAGTCCCGGTATCGGGGCGAGCTCTACTTTGCTCTGCGCGGTCCCGGAGGTGTCGACGATGGGATACCAGTTAATGCTTCTGGCGTTTGTCCAGAGCGAGTCACGGGTAGCGCTGGTTTCGCCGCACAAGTTGAATGGCGATATGGGCATAGGGTCAGGTCACCTGCCACGAGACGAGCATGACCCCGGCCGCTTCGGCGCCATTCTGGGCTTTTGCGTAGAACCCTATTTCCGTACCGGTCAGAAAATCGGTTCTGGCGACAGTATGCAAGACACGGAAGTTATAACCATCGACAGATAACGAACAGATCCGGTTGGTGCCGTTATCCTGCATCCTCATCCATAAGGTTTGCCACCCCATGTTGTCGTAAGCAACGGACGTATAGATAGCGGACCAAACAGATGGGCTCGTCCACTTTTCCGTGATTACGTTGAACCCGTTGCTGGCTATGATGACAACGCCGAAGGTGTGCTGAGCGGTCCCGTTCCCGATCAGCATTCCGACCCCTATGTTCTGAACTGAAGGGAACAGATTAGGTTGAATTTTCACCGTCACCGTATACGGGGTAGCGGGTGCCGCACGCTTCCGGATGGCCAGGTATTGTGTAGCCGCTGAGGGCTGCAGCAGATAGATTCCGCCGCTGGATGTGTCGACGGTGGAAGTACTTTGGTTCAACCAGGCAAAGTCGCTGTCCTTTGGACGGTACGCGCGTTGTCCGGCGTGGTAATACTCCCATGCACTTCCGGTCCACACGCAGGTGTAGATTCCATTGGACAAATAGACCGCACCGCGTGCCCCTGGATTCAGTGTGCCGCCTGTCGTCTCCGCATCGAACGCAGCTACCGTCATCGAGGTGGAACCGCTGCTTCCGGCAGGTCCGGTTGCCCCCGTAGGACCGGTGGCCCCAGCGGGACCGGTCGCGCCCGCTGGTCCAGCAGGTCCTGTGGCTCCCGCGGGTCCGGTCGCTCCAGTTGCTCCAGGAGGTCCGGGGACGGTGCTATCCGCGCCGGGAGGCCCAGCCGGTCCAGGAGGTCCGCCCGGCGTCCCCGGTATACCTTGCGGTCCAGTGGGTCCGGGAGGCCCCGGAGGTCCGGGAATCGGTACGCAATTAGACATGGGATGATGGAAGTAACCGGAAACCATCCGGAAGGAAACTTAATTGAAAGACCCTCAAGTGTGGCAGGCTATCGCTGCCGTGGTCGCAGCCTACGCTGGTTTATTCGCTGGACTCTACGCAGTTGTCACGAAACCCATACAGTCCCAACTAGCCGACATTGTTGTACGCCTGGGACGAATCGAAACGAAGCTGGATGACCACTCAACTCGCATTACGCGCCTTGAAGAGCGGACTTCGCCTTTCAGGCATTGATCTCTGCCGAGCACCTTTCCTGTGCAAGCAGTGCCTCCGGTTGGTAACCGGGAGCGGGTAGGGAACCCCGCTATTAACAGTAACTGTCCGAGCAAATATCGTAGCCGCAGCCGCCGAACCCGCTATTCATCTCGGGGATCGGGCTCGAGTTAAACGACTTGACCGCAGCCTTGCTATCGATGGCCCTCTGTTCGATCACCTGCAATAAGTTCTGCGGAATCTTCATCATGATGAGAGCGGCCGGCGCAAGCTGCAGCGCCAGTCCCCAACGCAACGCCAGCGCATAGCCGGGAGGGAAGCCGTACTGCGAATCGAGGTCCGCAAAGCCCGAGAGTGTCTGCCAGGACTGCAGTGCCAGCGACTGGCCGTCAGACGGTGCGGGGTTGATGCGGACGTTTACGTTCGGGTAAGCGTTGTCGATATGGATGCCGCAATTGCAGCCGCAGTCCAGCCACCCGGAGCGCAAGACCAACTGCCGGCAGTTGCCATCGGCGCATCCGCAGCCGCAATCGCACGCTACCAGTGCTGCGCTCATTACCCGCTGCGGACGATCTCCTGCGAGCGTCCCGCCTGGCCCTAACGTGTAGGAACCCACGCCGGCGGTTAGTGGATAGACACCGCGCTGCAACGCCGGAATCATCAGCGATTCCGTGTTCCAGCTATCGACCATGTCGTTGAGCAGGCCGAATGCATCCTCGTGCCCTTCAGGGCTGGTCTGCTGGCCTGGACGCAGCACGCCTAAAGCGCGATAGGCGTCGTAGATCAGCCGGCGTGCCGTAACACTGCCGGTACCGGTACCGCTGGTACCGCCCCAGATGGCGGAGTTCCACAAACTCTGATTGAATTGGGACATAGCTATGATCCTCTTTGTTTCAGCGCTTGTGCTGGCTGCGGTTTTCTCGTTTTTCGCCCTGCTGCTGTTCGTTGGCGCGTGGCCGGGTCGAAGCTGAATTAGGTGTAGCTGGGCCACCACTGCGAGTCCACGGCATCCCACACCAACTCTAAAGCCCTGCCGGCCACGGCGGTGCCGGCCACCCGGATATTGCCCGCGGTGGTCCAGGTAAACCCGGCCACCGGAAGCAGGGTCAGTTTTTGGGAGAACGTGTCCGGAACCGTGATGGTGTTGATGGGAGTCGTCCCGAGGATGATCGTCACCGGGTTCACCGGCGAGATTATCGCAGCCGCGTTGATGGGCGTGGCAATCACATCGTCGATGCCCTTGTTGCCGACAACATAGCGGTTGACGCCCTTGCCGGATACCGGGACGTTAATGGACTTGAAGGTGTTGCCGATCACCGCGGTATCGACGGCCGCTGCGTTGATCTGGACGCCCGTGCCGCCGATCATCAGGTGATTCGAGCTGACGCTGGTCGTCTTTGCGCTCGCTCCTACGGCGATCATCACCGGGATTTCCGGAGTCCCCCCACCGTTGAAGTGGTTCCCCTCGATCATCACGTTCGCCCCGTTGGTGTCGACCAGCGGCACGGAGGACGAGCCGGCCCCCCCGGTGATGAGGTTGGAGGAAAAGAGCACCGAGTCGGTACTGCTGGTCAGCTTCAGCGGATTCACATTCGCGGCGGGATTCAGCGACATCCAGCAATTGACGATCTGCAGGTTGCCCACATTCTGCGCGTAGACGCCCGCGCCCTCCATGTCGCACTCCGAGACGAAGTAGTTGCTCTGCGCCCCTCCACCTGAACCGGGAGGCATGGCAGGGCCGAAATAGATGGCCGCGGTGGTACAGCCGTTCATGATGCAGTCGCGGAACTCGAGGCCCGAGGTCCAGTCGCCGATGCGGAACGGGTTCCCGACGATGTCCGCCGTCTCGCAGTGCATGAAGTTACAGGTAATCGACTGGTTGCCCGCATCCTGGCCCGAGACGACAAATGCGTGGCTGCGTGTTGCCTTGATGTAGTTGTTCCAGAGGTTGCATTGGATGGCGCGGTAGAGGTTGATGCCGCCCCAGATCAGGTTGTTGCCGTAGATATAGCAGTCGCGGATTTCGCACCGGCCCGCATTCCGGACGTTGATCGCCCAGCCAGACGTCCAGGCCGCGCTGGTGGTCGAGAAGACCAGGCCCGAGACGACTGCTGTCACAGTCCCGGCCGCCCCGTTGTCGCCGATCCAGATGCAGTCGGTATTAATTGATGCCTGCTTGATCTCGCATCCCCAGATGGGCACTCCCTCAAGTTCATGAGCATCCGCGAGCCAGATCGGCGCGTGGATGGTGGTGACCTGCTGGGTCACGGCGACATAGCGCGAGAGGTTCAGCGCTTCCTCGATGCCCGCGGTCGCGCTTGAGATCCTCCAGGCCCCACTGTGCGCGAAGGCGCAGGTAACAATCACCGTGCCGGATGCCGCGCCCGATACCGCGGTTCCCCCGGTAATCTCGACAGCTTCCGGCGTTCCCGTGCCCTGATCGATCCAGAGAAAATGGTGTTTGTCGGTCCCGTTCACGCCCTGCGGCACCGGGGTCAGCGTGATCACATTCGCGCCTATGATCAGGTTGCCGCCGGGAAGCTGCGGGGTGAAGTTGTAGGCATGCGCGATGATCGTAGACCCGCTGCCACCCGAGCCACCGACGTTGCTCAGGTTCGGGCCGAGGGCTTGCTCGATCGCCTCGACTTCGGCAACCAGCGCGTTATGATGCCACGCATCGATGTGCGACTTGAGTACCGATCCCGAGGCGTGCGATGAAGGCTGCGTGCCGTCGAAGCCGCGGACCACTGTAATGTTGTTACCGCTGACGGACGACACGCTGACGATCTCGCTGTCGATGGAGAGCAGCATGTCCTGGACGATGCGCGAGGTGTCGCCAAGGGTAAAGATCGTGTCGCCTGACCCGACGTTGCCGCGCAGGGTAGCCTCGACGCGGTTGGCGGCCACCTTCAGCGAGGCATCGGTGACAACGCTTCCGGGGTAGCGGGCAACGGGACGGACCAGCGTCCCCTGCATCAGACCAACGCAGTTGTCGCCGTTAGTAGTAGTCATTTCGAGTTGTCGTCCTTTTGCGCTGAAGCGAATCAAGAAGCTGCGGGTACAGCCGCGGTAGCCACGCCCTGCCCGATAGCCGCGGCGTTCATACTGGCAATTGCAGAGGTGGCCTGCGCTACCCCAGATGCAACCTCAGGCGGTAATGCCGAGCCGTATTCGGGTGCGAGCACGCCCGCCAGGCCGAAACGTAGGGCCTGTTCGTATCCCGGCGGCAGGTTGATGGTGTCGGCGAGGCTCGCAAACTGCGCGAGCGGACGCAAGACGTACACGTTGAGCGTGCTGCCAACTCCGGGAGAGGGCCAGAGGAAGATCGACCCGACAGGGTAGCCGCCATCGTAATAGAGTTCCTTGGCGAACTTCGAGGTAGCCGTCCGGTCCTTGGGCTGGGTCCACTGCTGCGAGTTCACAATGGCTACCGGGAAACTCACGCCCCCGTTGATCACCTGTGCAGAGAGAATCCTTACCGGACGTGTGGGGAGTGGATAGAGAGCCGCGCCGGTCAGGTCGATCCCCTCTCTCGACTCCTGATATACAGGCACGCCCGCTGCCGACCAGCTTCCGATGAGCTGGTTCAAAGCGGTGAGCGCGTTATCTGATTCGGTTGCGGTTGGCTGCTCGCCAGAGTCAAGCACGCGGATCAGTCGCAAAGTGGAATTAATAAATTCCTGGATCGAAGTGGCCATAGTGCTCCTTCCTCGCGTGCTCTATCTGCTACTTGTTTTTCTTCTCGTCGCTCTTTGCTTCAGCGCGCTTCTTCCGTGCTTCGTCTTCCTGCTCGCGACGTTGCCGGATCTGGTCTGCTGTCTCGACAGGATGGAATTGCGGCCGCGGCACGTCGGTTGGGCTGATGGCCCGCATCGGGGCGTTATCGGCGTGGCAGTCGAGCGATTGGTTCAACTGCACGTAATCGAGCGATAGCCGCCGGCTGTCCCGGATCGCATCCGCTTTCTCCTGCAGCGTGAAGTTGCCCGTGCGGGAGCGGGTCGACATCGGATCGGTGGACCCGTGAGGCGCATCGGCCCATGGCCCACCTTCCGCGGTCGTTTGTGCCGCTTCCTCTTCGGGTGTGTTCACCGCTACCGTGTCGCCGTTCGGGGCAAACATCATTTTGGGGTAGTCTTTGTGCTGGTACTGTAAACTCCAGCCCTCGCCCAATGCTTCGAACTCTTCCTTGTTGCTGACTACGCGCGGTGCTTCGGTTGCGTGATACACATAGCGCGGCCAGGTCTGCAATTGAAACGGCCCGCCGGGTGCGCTGTAGGCGAACCCGACCTGATCCAGTGTTAATGTTCCATCGAAATCTTGAGGCATGCTAATTCTCCTTTAACTGATAATCCGGCAGGCCAATTCTGGATAGACTGGCGCAATGCCATATAAAACGTCGAGCCTCGTGGGCCACGCATCATCACAAATTGTGTATTGGCGAATCATGCGTACCGACACGCCCAACTGCGAATCGCTGACACGGGAAGCCATGTCCACGCCATCGGGCAGGGGTAGGTCAGCCGTGGCATAGGTGAAGGCGTCCTTATGGAATGCAAGCGCCTGTGAGGTCTTCGAGCCAGCAGTGAAGAGCATGGTGAGCGGTGCGCCGCCGGCGGGAGAAGCGGTTACGGTCTGCGATGCGCCGGTAGGTGTGATCGGCGGATAGATCGGGATGGTAGCGGTTCCGTCCGCTGCCGAGCTCACGTCTGACGTGACGGTGAAGGTGCGGAGATACCCGAGGTCCTGGTGGTTTTGTCCGTTGACGGCATTCACCAGAGGAAGCGTGAACATGTCGCCCTTCTTCAGGCGAGGAGCCGCCGCCGCAGTGAAGCCCGAGACGAGCAAACTGCTGCCAACCTGCGAACCGCCTGAGACGATAGGTGCGCCGCCGTAGGCGCCTGCGGTATGGACACGGGTATTTTGATCCATGCACCATTTGAATCCGCCCGTGATCCCCATCGTGCCCTTCTCGTATTGGTCTTCGATCTGATCCGCTGATTGGAACAAGCCCTTGAGCGCATCAACGATGGTGGCCTGCTGGATCGGGTTGACTACGACGGCCCGCTGGTTATCGCGAGGCGCCATATTGTCATCGAGAGCTACGCCAGCCATTAGATAGGTAAGCAGCGTATTCGGGACCACGCCCGCCGTGCCGACTACGTTGGGGACCGATGTGTACAAGCCCATCATGTCGTAATCGATTTTATTCGCGACCACGGCTACCGCGGGCTTAAGAATGCGGTTGCTGAAGTCGTCGATGCTCAACGCAAGTTCGGCACTGGTGAAACTCATGTCCACGCCGAATTGCGTCGTGAGGGCTAACGGTACCGACGTTTCAACCACGTCCTCAACGGAGCACACACGGCCCGTCCTGCCGATGTACTTCGGTGGTTTTCTGATGTTTAAGACAGATCCAATCTTTGCTCCGCTGCGGGCAAATTGGTCACTGTACTGGCTGGTTATCTGCTTGGTAAAACAGAGGTTGTTGACGAGGATACGCGCAGCCTCGCGCGTGATCGCAGAAATAGTTAACAGGCTGTTACCGGCCAATGGGATGTCCTTGGGATCTCGGTACGGAATGTACCGGCTTAGGAGTTAACGGTTTCCCCGAGCTGCTTTGATCTGCCGTTCCCGCGCCCGGATGTAGTCGCCAAGGGGCATCTGATCCAGCGGCACGGTAGAGGTCGCGCCTGCACCGTTTCCGACCGGCCGGATCGGATTAGGTGCACGCGACACCGGCTTCACTCCGCTACCCGGAGCTGCCGCTTTTGCAGGTTCCAGCCTCGCCTTGAATTCGCCCAGCGCCGTTAACGCGCCAACGGGATCGAGACTCGCGATCCTGGCGAAGTCCTCAGGTTTCCGTGCCAGCTCGTAGGCCAGCTTCGGTCCGAGGGCATCCGCCATAATCGCCTGCTGCAAAATTGGCTGTAAATTAATGTGATCGACGGACTCTAATACGTCTTCAAAGTCCGGTGCTTCGTTCTTAAATTGGCCAACACGTTGTTGCCAGCCAGTCAATCTCTCTTGCTGCTGCGCGGCCTGGTGCCGCTGCGCCTGCGCCGCATGTTCCTGCTGCAGCCGTGCCTCGAGCTTCCAATCGGTCAGCTTGTCGAGGTACTCGTCGTAGGAATCGAACTGGTCCTGCCGGGGACGTCCATCTGCTACGGGTTGCTGTTGTGGTTGCTGCGGTGGTGGCGGTTGTTGCGGTCGCTGTTGCTGAGCGAGTTCGTGGAACCGACGTGCTAAGTACTCGTTCTCGCGGACCAGGCGTTCGATCTTGCGTTGGAACCCGCCGGTGCGTTTCGGCTTCGGGGGCTCGTCGCCTTCCTTCTCTTCCTCGCCGTCGCCTTCTTCTTCGGTTTCTTCTTCCGCTTCGTCAGGTTCCGCAGGCTTAGCCGGTGCGGGCGCTTTTACGGCCTGCTCCTCGCGCTGAAGCGAAGGCTGCTCTGCCGGTGCTTCGGTTTCGATGCCGGCGGCTGCGTTGACGGCTTCCTGGCTGTCTGTGGTGCTGGATACTACAAGGGACATGGGTACCTTTGGGCTATAGATATGTAGGGGTTAGCTTGTTACGATGGAAGGAGTCGGATGCTATCCGACAGGAGAAATCAATTGACTGACACGCAGATCTTGACGCTGGTAATCGGCATTACCTTCCCGGTCCTGGGGATCATCGGTGCTATCGTTGCCGTACTCTATTCCAACAAACGCATCGATGACTTAAGAACAGATTTCACCAAACGTTTCGATGATCTTGAGAAAAGCCTAAAGGCTCACATCGATAATGCGTTTGAGCACATGAAGATGCTGCTCGAACTGCACGAAGCCAAGCATCACAAGGATTAATCTCTGCCGAGCGCATCTCCGCGCAAGCCGAGCCTTTGGGGTCGCGCCCAACATAGCGGGTAGGTTAAGCCCGCTTCTCTTCGCTGTCGTCTGGGATCAGTTCCCGGCAAGCGGCAAGAACCGGATTAGGGTCGCGCCTGCCCGAGCGAGCCTTCTCTTCCACACCCAGAATGGCTTCAAACCTGAGGGCTAGCACGTATGGCGTTCTGTCTCCTGTAGACCGCCACTCGTTATAAGCGTCTACAATCCGCTTGACACGGGTATCGAAATCGCCATACTTAGCGGCTATATGAGCACTCCAGCGTTTATAACTCCAGCGCTTAGTCATTCTCGAACGCTTCCAACGGCGGCCGTGCTGCTTCCTTCTTCGCACCCAACTTCATCTGTTCAGCGGTGATCTTCGTTTCCGCATTCAACTGCGCTATCGATTCCTGCGACTCAACTTTTTGATCGGTCTGCAATACGTCACTGTGGATCTTTCCTGCATCCCGCATGATGTCCGTCTGCGCCTTCATCTCAGCCAGCATTTGCTTCGATTCGAGATCGCGCATCTGCATCCGTTCCGCCGAATCGATCTGTAGTTTCTGGGTTCGGATAATCTCTTGCGCCTGCTGCACGGCTTGCTGCAGTTCCTGATTCTGCGCCTGCATCTGCTGCATCGCGGCTTGCGCCTGGGGCGGGATCGGCGGTTCGCCTTCCTTCGGGATATCGGGCGGGCGGATGCGGTCTGCGATGGCATCGGCTCCAGGCCAGTCCATCGCGGTCACCAACAGGTCCGCATACCGCGGGACCAGCTCCGGGGCCACCTGAGCGAACTGCATCATGCTCTCGGCTGATTCCTGGCGCTTGGTGGCGTAGCTTGGCCCGACGGCTACCGCGACGTCGTAGCGGCCGGCGGATAGATCGTAGATCTTGGTGATCTGCTGCGGGTCGAACTGCATCTGATCGGTAACTAGCGCCCCGTTCTGCCTCTTCTGAAACCGGGTATTGACCGGGACCGATTGTTCCGTGCCGTCCTCGCCGATGATCCGCATCACGCGGCCCGGCCTGTCGTAAATGTGCGGGATCAGGTCAACGAGGATGCGTCCTTCGTGCGTGATCGCCGTGGTGAGGTTATCCACGAAATGGAAGTTGGCAACATCGCCCTGGATCTGGCGTTGCCGGATACCGATACCTGACGTCTCGTTGCTGCGGTTACCGAGGCTGGCATCATAGATGCCGGTCGCCGCCTTCATGTTCTCGATGGCGCCCATCTCGGCCGCAGTGATGGCTTGAATCGGCGGCTCGTACACCTGGCGTTGGGGCGGGGGCACGGGATGCCCGCTTACGGTGGTTGCCTTGTAGATCAGATATGGGTAGTTACGGCTGTTCGCCTGCGCCCATTCTTCCTCGTGGTTCTCGGTCTGTCCTTCGGCAACGAGAAACGGGGCTCTCGGGGCTAAGGCAATCGCTTCCGTTTTGCAGCTTTCCCAATAATTCAACATCCTCTGCGGGTCTTTGCTGTGTCGCACCATCCCCAGTAGTTGGGTCTTGCCGTTGATGTCGTACTCTTCCCCCAATACCGGAATGATCGGTATCCACTGACCCGGCCACTCCTCCTCTTCGAGGACCTCGCACCCGTTGATGGTGCACCAGTTG